CAAAATTTTTTTACTCATAAATAAACATTGTGAGTATAAATCAAGTGGCGACTTGGTTATCGGAGCACCTGTTAGTATTCTTTTGTACTTTGCTCCTTCAGCAAATTTTATCAGCGCCTTGGTTCTCTTCGCCTTGATGTTCTTGATTGTAGTTGACTCATCAACGGCAAGTAAAAAGGTGCTTCTGTGGGTAAACATCTCCAGAAACTGAAACACTTTCTTTGATGCAAAAGCCTCAACATTAACAAGAAGTATTCGTAAATGTCTTCTCGCTTCACCACCCACGGAGTTTTTTAAGTCGGCTTGTTCTCGTTTGTTAAGCGTTGACTTCCATGTATATACCTTCGGAACTATATCATCTGTTAGATGTGCAGGTATTTCATTGTTCCTCCAATTTGTATACACACCTTTTGGTGCTACAACAATCGCAGTATCTATTTTACTATTCGAATAAAGCCAAGCAATATTATCAATCAATACCTTTGACTTACCACACCCCATCTCCATAAAGTATGCAAAGTTTTCTTTGTCATAACTTTTATGAAGAGCATCTTCTTGATGCTTGTAGGGTTTGGTTTTGTAAGGAAAGACCACACTCATGTCGTAACCTTGTGTGGTCTCATCTCTCTTACCCTTAACTCATTCTGTAGCTTACCTATAAAGTCAACCATGTGTCTTCTTTCTGTCGCTACCTCAGAACTGTAAGGGTAATAATCTAAATTATTTTCGGCATCAAATTTTTCTAACAAAAACCTGGTGCTCTTAATACATAACTTAATCTCTTTTTGAGATAGCTTCATGTGAGACTGAGCCATTAGCGAGTCTCACGATACGTTTTTAATCGGATCTTCCTATCGGCTCCCGTATTATGGTTATATAATTTTTCTATATTAACTATAAAATCATTACGACTCCCTTGGTTTTTTAGCTTCGAGGAAAAATGTCTTAACTTATTCTCAAAGATATTCCAAACAAAATCGGGATCTCTCATTACTGATATCATTGCATTGACAAAAGACTTCTTTCTAAAATGCTCAAAATATTCTCCTACTTTAATAATTGCAGAAGCCGTATCTTTCGCATGTTCTAGATCATGCACAACAAAATTTCCTAGCTTGAAATCCTCCAGGTCTTGTTGGCTACGATAACCTTTACCATTCAACATGGCTATTGAATCCGTTATAGAAAAACCATACGTTCTGGTAAACCATTCCATCGTCTCATACTCTTTTGCTCCGAGTTTCACATGGCTCATCATGTACTCTTGCATAGTCCATTTTCGATTTACTGAATTTAATTTCCGTATATCGTTTAACTTAAGACCCTCTTTTATAATATACTGCACGGGTAATCCCAATACCTTATATGCTTCTAGTCTATGTTGACCATCACATACTTCCATTTTTTCATTAACAATTATAGGTATTGCTAAATCTTTCGTTTCTATTTCGTTAGATAATTCTCTAACATGCTTATTAACTATTTCTCTATTACCCACGATATAGGTAAATTGATCGTAATCTGTCGTTTTATATATTCTATTATTCGGCACTTACTTATCTCCTAAATTAAATTTATGTCTTAAAGACCAGCAACTATCTTCTAACTTTCTAATATCAGATAACCATAGATCGTTCATCTCTGATATATTTTGCAAAGCATCTGCCATTGCTTTCCAAGACTGATGTATTGCTTCTCTTTGATCTGGTAACAATTTAGACATTGCCGTTGCATAAAGCCTTCTCTGTTTTTCTTGCTCTTTCTGATAGTCTTCCATTGCTTTATCGTGATTACTCATATTAATTTCCTCCAAAAATTCTATTTTGTTCTTCTAGTCTATCTAGTTGTTCTTCACATGGCTCGGGACACCCACAGTTATCGCCACATCTAATAGCTCTACTTTTTAAAGTATCTCGAACCATCAAAGCAACTGTAGCTGCAATAGTTCTATTATCTTCCTTGGCTATTCTCTTTATCTGCTTGTATACTGAAACACGGACATTTAAAGATTTGAAGCCTACATCTTCATCATCAAGATCATAGACCTCTTCGGCATCTTCACTTACTTTGCTTCTGGGAATAATGCCATCAAGGTAATCTCCGACTTCTTCTTCGATACCCTCTTCCCAGAGCCTTTTCGTACCTCCCATAATATCTCCTATAAATAGTTAGTTGTACTTATATATAGGTAATACATGGGATAGCATAAGTCAAGAGGGGATTATATAAAAATTTATGATTTTTTTATGCACTCATCTAAGATTATATTATGGTATGCAGGTTGTTCCTTGGCTCGATAACGAAGAAGTCTTAACTGACATTCCTTCCTTGTCTGAAACTCCCAATCAAACATATGGGTAAAACATTCTTGCTTTGCTCTACCATCTGCTATCCACACGCTACATATTAATGCTACTGCTTTAAACATCTTTTTCCTCCAATATTGGACTTGATCTAATGGCTAAGTCCTTCGCCTTTCTTGTTCTTCTTTTACCACAAGCCAAGCACTTGTGAACCTCAACTACTTCAAAGTTCTCGAATTTTACTCCTATCTTTCGCATTGCAGCTTGGCACTTGGAACACTTTAATTTGTCTTCAAATCTCATTCTTGTTCCGTTACTGTAAAACATACTGGACATTGATATAATCCTTTCAGTTCTATTCGTTTGAGAGCAACCTTACATCTCTCGCACAAAAAAACTCTCTTTGGCTCTTCTGATGAACCATCTTCTGTTAGTATTGTTTGATCACGATCCATGCTTATCTCCTTCTATTAAACATTGTACTCTAATTGCATGAGGATAGGTCATTCTATCTCTCACTAAAACTAACATCTCACTCGCTCTGTCATAACAATCATTGATTTTATTATAACCTTTCGGTGCTTGTAAATCATAAATATTAAAACAATCTGTCTCGATATGTGGTGCGTGGTTCAAGAGACATACTGTTAATATTGCTTTATACATAGTGTTTCTCCCATATTTTTTTGTTTAATAAATTTTTTTAAAAATAGGTGTAGAAAGTGTAGAAACGTAGAAAACACTCTGTAACCCTTGGTGACACTAGATGTCTTTTCTACACTTTGGTTACACTTTCTACAGTTTAAAGCCGACCGCGTCATATTTTTGGCTTTGCTCTTGCAAAAATATGGTAGAAACTCTACTATGGGGTCATGGCACTTACTAATCGTCAGAAAACTTTTTGTAAATATATTGTCGAAGGAACATACTCTAACTCCGAGTGTGCTAGAAAGTCTGGTTACTCTGAAGGTCAAGCTAGAAAAACTGCTAGTCTTCTTCTTAATGGTAGAGATTTTCCTCTGGTAACTGAATATATTAAAGAACTTCGTGAAGCTAGAGAAAGAAAGTATGGTGTAACTCTCATGGGTCAACTCAAAAGGTTTGCAGATCTGTCGAAAGGTGCAGAAGAATCTGGACAGTTCTCGGCAGCCGTTAATGCAGAAAAGTATAGGTCTGCACTTGGTGGTCTTGCTATTGATAAAAGAGAAACTCATGTTACACATAATTTAGATAAACTTTCTCGTGATGAAATTGTTGCTAGACTTTCTGAACTTCGTAAAAGCTACCCCTCTGCGTTCATTGACGGAGACTTCAAGGTGGTTGAAGAGAGAAAGGGGAAAGTAAAAGCTCTCTCCAACCTGGGCAAATAGCAATTCCCGATATTGCTCCGTGCAATCCAAGGATAATTTAAACAACATATAGATGTCAATCCTCTTCTGAATTATATACAATCTTTTCAGTTCCGTCTTTTTGTATTTCTGTAAGACACACATCATAACCTTGAACTCTTGAATTATGATAATCCATTTGAGCTAGGCTAAAAGTTTTGTAGTAGTTGTCATTCCCCTCAACCCAAACTATGTATCTCCAACCATTCTTATAGTCGTTCATTTTCAATCTCCTTCTTTATTGCTAATCCAATTAATTTTGCGTTCTGGGGAACTATCGCATTACCCAACGCCTTGAGTCTGTTGGCTCTATCTTTCTGATTAACAACTATTCTTGGAACTCCTCTAGGTTCGTCCAACCAATAGGATACCCCATCAACCACTCCGTCCAATCGCAATTCAACCTTCCGTCTCCCTCCGTTTGATACATTTTCATTCCCAAGTCCATCTGTCTTCCCTTCTCCACTCGGTTCTCCCAAAAGTCCTTGTTGCCGTTGTAACTGTGCTTCTTGAGACTTGATGTCGGTGTTGGATAATTCCACTCTTCCATTCTCGGTGGTCGAAGAGTTACTCCGTTCATCATGGCTTGAGCTTCTGCTTCCGTCAGTTCTCCGTTCTCCACTTTCCTTCTGAACATCATTGTCTGACCCTCCGAGGCATGACCGAAACCTTTTGTTGTCGGTGTCGGATACATTTCCATTGTCTTTGGATCGACTTGCTCTCTCAAATTGCTCGGTCTCTTGCGACCCTTTCTGTGTCCCTCTTGCATCTTCTTTGTTGCCTCTGCACTTCTCGGTGGTAGGGAATCCATAGTCGTGGGGGTCGCCCAAGTTTCTACAGATGATCCATAATCTTTCTCGTTTGTGTCTAGCTCCGATTGAACTAGACGAAAGTACAAATGTCCTCGTGTGGTAGTTGAGGCTTTCCATTGCAAAGAGTACCTCGTCAAGTCCCAATGAGAGGTGTCCATATACGTTTTCGAAAACGCAATAAGTGGGTCTGATTTGTTTAATAAGTTTATGCAAGTACGGAAAGATATGGCGAGGGTCTTCTGTGCCTCCCCTTTTGCCACTCGTTGAGAATGGTTGACACGGATAACCTGCCGTGAGGATATCTGGTCTTTCTGAAATAAATCTGGTTGGTTCATCTGCGATCTCCTTTACATCATCATAGATTGGAATATTAGGAAAGTTTTTGGCAAGAACTTTCTGACAAAACTTGTCTGTGTCGCAAAAAGCGATAGGCTCTGATAACTCTGCCATAGAAAAACCTACGGCAAAGCCACCAATACCACTACATAAATCAAGATGTTTGAGCATCTTCTTCTCCTATTGTTGGAGAGGGTAGAGGGATTTGAACCCTCGTAAATGGTTTTGCAGACCATCTCCTAACCTCTCGGACATACCCTCGATTATAACTCTGCTTCGAATTGGCACTCGCCTTTTTCTTTAACACAATCCAAGATTTGTTCACCTAACCCAAGTCTTGCATACCATTCTAAATAATGCCTTACCCCTTGTTCGGTAAACTTTTTTGTTGGCAAATTCTCTGAAGCATGAGCTTCATTTAAATAATTAACTAACATCTTGTCATTGTATCCGTTATTCTCATCAAAAAATTTATTTAGTGGTTCTAAAAGTGAACCTAAATAACCTTTGCATTTCTTGATACCTTCTTCTATCTTCGGCAAGTCCTCTGTATCAAAGTAATAATTTAAAAACCTTGCTTCTCCTTGTTGACCAAAGAAATCTGCATCATCACTACTTTGCACACTAAACCAAAACTTACCTTCAATATCTCCGTTGTAATATCTACCCATTATTTTCCTCCTTTATTTGCAGATATAAATAGAAAGCCACCTCCGTTGCCTTCTTCATCTCTTGATACTTCAACTTTAATAGTTTCATAACCTTTCTTTTTCATAACAAAAGTAGGAAAGTAACTGTCGGTGCTATCACAATAAACAAATTCTACATTTGATATTGTGAACCCCTTAAGTTGTCCGTAGTATTTAGTACCCCACATTTTTTCAGTTTCTTGCATAACATCTCCTTTCATTCTGTTGTTGCAATATTCAAGATTAGGCACGAAGATCATGCCTAACTTTGATTATTACTCTTTAGATATTTTATAATTATGAATTTCTAAATATTCCTTGAACATATCTAATAGTGCCATTCGATTGGTAAAACTTGGGACACCATGACCATTAGGATCGCCATAAGTAAAAGTGCCTTGAATATCTTTACCTAACTTTATTAATTTATTCCATTCTTGATCTGATATAGTATTTTGTGTCATATATTTTCTTCCTCTATGTTTTCTAATATTAATTGCTCTGCGATTTTAACAACAAATCCACCCTTCCAAGTAAGTCCATCAACTTCATAAAGTTTCTTTCCTATTTCCTGGTATGCTTGGTCGTTTGTCATGCCCTTGTCATTGAGGAAGATATCTAAATCTTCCCCAACTCTCTCGACTAATTTTAAAAGCCTAGTCATTTTGCAAACCTACGATTTCTTTTTCAAGATCGGTTTTCATATCTTCCAATCTCATTTCCTCTTCTTTTAAATGTATTTGCATCTCAAGATTTGCTTTGATCTGACCTTGGATATATGTAATTTCACTATACAAAGAAGAAACATTTTTCTTTTCGTAATTGGAAACTACCTTCTTTTCTAAAATTTCAACTGTCATTTTTTCCCCCTTTCGTCAAATATTTTAGATATTTTTTTATTAACTTCTTCTCTTATTATAGAGTTCTTTGCTTCCTCTACATCTGCTTCTATTGGGACAATCTCAAAACCAGTTTGTCCATGATAGATTTGAACTTTGCCAATCCATTTAATTTTATTTTCAACTTCTTCCAATGTGCTTTTAACTGCAACACTTTCGCCTTCTGCGTCTGTGCCTAAAACTAAAGCCTTGCCCATCAAAGGTGCAACGTGTCCGTTGTCATATGTAAATTCAAAGCAATAATTTTCTTTTGTTAATAAGCCTTCGTCATCAACATATAAAGTGTCTTCATTTCTAAAACCATAAACTGCATCAAATCCCCTTTGCGAATTTATTAGCTTATTAATGG